AGTCCGAAATATAGCAATTTTATTTATAGATTTTTGAAAAAGAACAAAAAAATTATACCGCATAGAGGAATGCCGGTTATCGAAAAGTTTGACACGTTGGGTATCTGGCGTATCGGATGGCATGACAGTGACGGATGGTTTACCGGTGCTCCCATCAGTTTTTTACCCAATGGCAAGGTAGAGATTTATGCATTTAAGCCAGGCGGACAAGTTGTCGAAAAAGTCGAATGGTGTGATTACAAACGTATTGGAGCCTGTGCTATTGACGGGTATGCGCATAAATGGCGTGAAGTTAATAAAAACAGTCGGTGCTGCGAATACTGCGGCCAATGGATACGACGGAAAGTTAAAACCGAGAAAGTTATTCGCCGCCGCGATATTTGGGAGATTGAATCATGATTTGCCGTTGTCCTAACTGCGGGGCGGCCAACAGCTTGGATAGTTTAGTCAGTGATGCTGAAGCAGCCGAAGTGCTGAAGATGTTGCTGGAGCTTGATGCTGATATCGGGAAAGCGGCGATACGGTATATCGGTTTATTCCGCCCTGCCAAATCCCAGCTCTCTTGGGCGCGTACCGCGAAACTGCTGAACGAGTTGCTACCGATGATTAAGGCGCAGGAGGCGGCACGTGACGGGGTTTGTTTTCCTGCCCCTACCGAGGCTTGGATTCATGGCTTTAGCGAGACGGTCAATGCACGCGACCAAGGCCGTCTGAAAACGCCGCTGAAGTCGCACGGATACTTATACGAAATCCTTGCGGGCTGGGTTAGCCAGCCAAGCGCAGGGAATCAGACAAACCAACCAAACCGCCGCGCCGCTCTGCCGGCCAACCCCAGCCAAACCCTTACCGCAGCCGCCTCGCTGCAAGGACTGAAAAAATGAAAGAACTGCCTACCCAACTGCATAACGCCATGATCGACGGCCTGACCATGCTTTTGACCCTGCGTCTGAGCGGTTCGCCGGCTGCCGATACTGTGGCCGCGACTGCGCAAACATGGAGCCGTGTGTTGGCGCACAGCCGGGCGTGGGACGAAGCGCGAGATGTATCGCGCTTTCAGACGGCCTTTATGGTGCTGGCGAATGAAATGAGCCGCTGGCCGAGTCCGAAAGACTTTTTAGACAAGCTGCCGCCACCGGCGGAGCCGTTGAAGCTGGAACACCATTACCACCCCACGGAAGAGGAAAAAGCGAAGGGAAAATCGGCTTTAAACCGCATTCAGGGCGTAATTAAAGAGGTGTTAAGAGGTAAGTCACTGATACCGTCTCCGGCTGAAACCGCCACCGAGCAGATTTTGAGAAACCGCGCAAAAGTTGAGGCACTTGCCAAGCGTGAACACGAACAAGGCTTGAGCAAGCCGAAATGTTAAACCCAACCCGAAAGGAAAAGAAAATGGCTAAACAACGTATCAAACAGGCGGCAATCGAAGCCGCACAAGACAAAACCGAGGTAACGGCGCATATCCGCACCATCGGCGACCTGAACCGCGAGATCAAACGCTTGGAAACCGAAGCGGGCGATAAAAAAGCGGTGATTGAAGAAGAATACGCCGCGCTTGCCGCGCCACTGAAAGCCGAATCGGAACGCCTGACCGCCGCCGTCGCCGCCTACTGTGAGGCACACAAAGACGATCTGACGGAGAACGGCAAGACCAAGACGGTGGATTTTGTGACGGGACTCGTCAAATGGCGTATCCGCCCGCCTAGCGTCAAGGTAACAGGCGTCGCCGCCGTCTTGGCTTGGATGTCTGAAAAAACAGCATATCAAAGCTTTATCCGCACCAAGCAGGAAATCGACAAAGACGCCATCCTGAATGAGCGCGATCAGTTTGCCAATGGCCAAGTGCCGGGTATTAAGATTGTGTCGGGACTTGAGGATTTTGTGATTGAGCCTACTGAGCAGGAGTTGATGTGATGGCGAAAATTGTTATTACGATACAAGACGAGATGCCAGTAAACGGCTTGCACGGCGTGACCATTAGTTATGACGGCGATTTGGAGCCGCAAGGCAAACTGACGATGGCGCAGATGACGGCTTATAACATCAAGAAATTGATGGATGCGGTTGAGTTTGAGACCGCAAAAAGGCTGAGTAAAGCAAACTGACCTACGGCGGGCATCAGTCCGCCATTTTTGAAAAGGATTTAGATATGTGGTTTAAACAAGTTACCCCATTCTGCTTGCCGGAATTGCCTGAAAAACGCTTTTTAGATGAATCTCTTGGAAATAGTTGGTTTACCGAACCACAGGGCTTGGACTGGTTTTCCGAGGGCTTCACCCACCCGACTGCGTTTACCGACCTTGCCGTGTTTGAAGCGCAAAAGACTATGCTTATCGCACTGAAGCGAGAAGAAAAAGTATTGCCGGCTGAAGCCATCAAGCATAAATTAGATCAAAAAGTTGCCAAAATCCAAACTTCCGAAGGCCGTAACGTCGGACGAAAAGAAAAAATGGAATTACGCCAAGCTATTATCGACGAGCTGCTGCCCAAAGCCCTTACAAAAAGCAGCCGCACAAATGGTCTGCTGGCTAAAGGTTGGTTGTGGACGGATACTGCCAACCGCCGCAAGGCGGAAAACCTGTTGACCAAGTTGCGCGAAGCCCTTGGCGGCTTGTCTGCTCAACATCCGTTTACCCGTCAATCGCTGGCATCATTGATGACCAATTGGCTGTTGCAGGGCGAAGCTCAGGGGCGGTTTGTGTTAGATAGTGATGTTACCCTGGTCGGTGTGGGCGATGTTGCTCCCAAAGTTAAAATCAGCCGCAAAGACCTTACCGCCGAAGATGTGGTACAACACGCCAAAAACGGCATGACTGTAACCGAACTTGGCTTGGTATGGGGTGGCCGCGTAGCATTTATCCTGACACAGGATTTAACGCTGAAACGCATACAATGGCTGGACGTTGTGCAGGAAGAAGCTGAAGGCAGTTGCGATAATGCGGAAAGTATGGCTTATGCCACACAACTACTGATGGAGGCTGCACTGAGTGCGATTCTTGGTGAGTTGGTGGATTTACTGGGAGGTTGGCAGGAATGATGGAGGATTGGGACGTTTAAAGCTGGATTAAAGGCCGTCTGAAATGGGGTTTGAAACCTGTTTCAGACGGCTTTTTTATGTCTGTCCGTTTCGCAAAAAAAAACAGTGGCTTACTACAACATATAGTATATTATCTGTATAATATGCGTTAATTAATCAATATATTGTGTTTTAGGGGTTTGAAATGCGCCGTGCGTTGATTGCGAAAATTAAAATCGCTCAAAAAGAGCTTGGTTTGGATGATGCGACGTATCGCGCGGTCTTGGAGCGTGTGACGGGTAAGCGGTCGTGTACTGAGTGCAGTATCCCTGAGCTGGAGCGCGTGGTCGAGGATTTGCGCCAACATGGGTTTGCGCCGAAAAAAACGGCGGGACAACGGC